ATAAAGATCCTAAGATGTTAGAGTATTTAACAGACCCTACAACCGATATGCATAGGGATGTGGCTATGGATTGCTTTATGATCAGTGATCCACAAAAGGTACATAAGGCCATTAGGCAGGAGGCGAAAGGCTCATTTACATTTGCACAGTTCTATGGAGATTATTACGTTCATTGTGCAAAAAACCTCTGGGCTCCAGTAATTAGAGATAATAATCCTTTAACATTAGCTGATGGTCAAACAAAACTGATTGACCACTTAAGAGCGTGCGGGATTGACGACTACGGTGACTTTGAAAAACATATGCAGAAAGTTGAGGATATTTTTTGGAATCAACGATTCTCCGTATATACTCAATGGAAGAAAGATTGGAAATCTGAGTACGATAAAAAAGGGTACTTTGATCTGTATACTGGATTTAGATGTTCAGGGTTCATGAAAAAGAACGACGTATTAAACTACCAGATACAAGGGTCAGCATTCCATTGTTTATTGTGGTCACTAATACAGTTGCATAAATGGCTAAAAACCAATAAGCTACGAACCGTTATAGTGGGACAGATACATGATGAGGCTGTTCTTGATATGCATGAAAGTGAAATAGAAGTTGTATTAGCTAAATGCAAAGAAATTATGACAGTTGATATTGTCAAACATTGGTCATGGATTATTGCTCCATTAGAAGTCGAAGCTGACTTTTGTCCACCAAATGGGACATGGTATGAAAAGACAGGGCTACCTGTTCCACAGAAATCTTTTGTTGATTTATGGGAACAGTATAAAAACGGATATGTTTCTGAGTATTCCAAATGTTTATGACATTTAAAGTATTTTGGGTATTGTATTTTTCGCTAATAGTCATTAAAAGTAAAAGAGGAAGAATATGTCATTGATTACTAAATATCGTCCCAACACATTTGAAGGGGTAGTTGGGAATGCTGATACTATCAGTAAAATAAAAAACATGTTAGATAAAGATGATCCTAAAAGAACATTTTTACTATCAGGGCTTAGAGGTTGTGGTAAAACAACTATTGGGCGTATTATCGCAAAGCATGTGGGATGTAACATCGACTTTGATTTTATTGAGTTTGATGCAGCAGCATTAAATGGCGTTGGCCCTGCTCGTGATTTGCGGGAACAATGTCTATACAAAAGCCTAACACAAGGTCCTAGAGTATGGTTAATTGATGAGTGTCATCGGATGACTGATGCTGCTCAAGAAATACTACTCAAGACATTTGAAGAACCACCTGATCATGTGTTTTTCGTATTAGCTACTACGGACCCACAAAAAATTAAACAAACAGTTATTGATAGATTTGCACATTTTAAAGTGCAGCCATTAACTGAGGTTGAGTTTAGTTCATTCATTAAAAAGATAGCTAGACGTGAAAAGGTAACTTTACCTGATGAAGTTATACTCTCATTATATGATAAAGCTGAAGGACGTCCTAGAACAGGACTAAACATACTTGAAAAGCTCATAGGATCTTCTACTGAAGAGATGCTTGAGATGATTAAGTCTGAAAGTGAAGCAGAGAATGAGGCAATTGAGCTGTGTAGAGCACTCATTAAAAAAGAGTCATGGGGCAGTGTTAAAAAAATACTTGCTAGCATAATGATTAAAGAGGATCCTGAAACCATACGTAGAATAGTTTTCGGATACATGACGTCTATTATGCTAAAAGGTACAAATGATGCAGCGTTTGAGATTGCTTCAAACTTTAAGGATCCATTTTATACTAACGGCAAAGGTGATCTAATTTTTTGCTGTTACAACACATGTATGTAATTACATATGAGTAACTACTCCTATAAAGAAGAACTTGGAATTGATCCTGATGCTTTAGATGTTGAATGGTTAATGCAACCGCAGTTGTATCTAAAGTATGCAGAACTTTATGTTAACGCAGAAGTGTATTACGACCGTACTAAAGAAAAACTTGAGCTAGTAAAAGCTACACTAGACAATCGTATACGTAGTACACCTGCTTTATATATGTCTTCTGAAAAGAAACTAACTGAAGCTTCAATAAACAGTATAATAGTAACTGATGAAGAATATAAAAAAGCGCAAAGTATTTTCCAAGCTGCAAAAAGAACATTTAAACTGCTAGGAGTAGCACTTAGAGCTTTTGAACAAAGAAAAACAGCCCTTGAAAATTTAGTCAAATTACATGGGCAGTCGTATTTCTCCTCACCTAATGTTAATGAGCAACGGACATTAGGTGAGTCAGTAAACACGTCACTTAAGAAACGTGAAGATGCACAAGAGAAAATACGAAGACGGATGGATAAGAAAAAGTCTGAGAATAAGGACTAACAACGTAGCACACTCAAAATATTAATCGGAGGTTGTACACATGGCAATGGCAAAAAAGTTCACTTCAATGCGTTCTGATATTCGTAAACAAGCATCTACAAGAAACGTTGGAGGCGGAACTACATTTATACTACCTGAAGGGGTTAATTTTTTCACCCCTAAGAAAGGCACTACTAAGCTCAGTATCGTACCTTATGTTGTATCCATTAACAAGCACCCAGCTGGTCGCGATGTAGGTGATCAATGGTTTGAACGCCGTTTTATGATGCATTACAATATAGGCGCAGAATCAAAGTCGTACATTTGTCCTAAAACTATTGGACAACGGTGTCCTATTTGTGAATATAGACTGAAGTTAGCTAAAAGTCAAAACCCGGATGAAGAGACACTGAAAGAGCTTAGACCCAAAGACAGAGTACTGTACAATGTCGTTGATCTTGATGACGACGAAGATAAAGTACTGTTGTGGAATATTAGCTATTACAATTTTACTAAGAAGTTAGAAGAAGAGATCACGGAGGGTCCTGACGAATACGGTGATTTTCCTAATCCTGATGAGTCCGGTATGATTTTATCAGTCCGTTTCTCAGAAAAGACTATGGGTAAAACTACCTTTCTTGAAACTTCACGTATTGACTTTAAAGAAAGAGGTGTCGATCTTTCAGACAGTGTTCTGGAAAGTGCACTAGACCTTGATAAGATCATCAAAGTACTCCCTTACGATGACTTGGAAGCTATTTTCCTTGAGATTTCTGAAGGTCAAGGTAATAAGAGTAATGACACTGACACTGACAAAAAAGAAAATAAAAGAGAGTCCAAGCAAAAGGACAAAGTAAAAGAGAAAGACGCTGATGACGTTGCCGCTGAAGAAGCTAAAAAAGCCGCAGCTGAAAAAGCCCGTAAGGATGCTATTAGAGCCGCTAAAAAAGCTGAAGCTGAAAAAGAGAAGGGTGGTGATGATTGTCCTCATGGTGGTGTGTTTGGTTCAGACACTGATTCACTTCCTCAGTGTGATACTTGTCCGCAATGGGACGCTTGTATTACTAAGAAAGAAGGTTGATGCTTAGTAGTATATTATGATAATAAGCCAATGTATGTATCATTATACATTGGCTTATTTTGTTTCATATATTAAACACTATTGTGTAAGGGGGTATGTATGCCAAGAGGTGTGAAGAAAAGCAATACACTAGCTATTGACGCTGCACAGCAGGACTTAGAAAGCAATGCGAATGATATTGCACAAGAAGTCGCGGACCAGGTTGAGGAACGTCAAAACGAAGTTAGTAGTGAAGATGATGGTGATACTATTGTTGTTGACGACAATACTGTGTTCATACCTTCAGGTAGCAGGATGCTTAACATAGCTTGTTCTGATAGATTTGAAGGTGCATTTGTCATGGGTAGGTATGTTAATATAATTGGAGACAGTTCAGCGGGTAAAAGTCTTCTAGTGTTATCTATGTTAGCTGAAATGGCTAATGATCCTAAATTTGATAACTACAGATTTATTTATGACGACGCTGAAGAAGCAAACTCTTTCGATGTTAAAACACTATTCGGTTCAAAGTTATATGAGCGCATTGAGCCTCCAGGGTTTGAAAAAATACCTAATACAATAACAGGTGAATTCGAGACAGTGCCCAAGAACTCTGATACAATACAAGAGTTCCAACTAAACATTTTTGATGCGTTTTCTGATAAGTCAGAACGTCCTTTTATATATGTCCTTGATAGTTTTGATTCTATTACGAGTAAAGCTGAATTAGAGACTACGTATAAGAACATCGAACATCTCAGAAAAGGTACTAAAGAGTCAGGAAGTTATGGAATGGACAAACCTAAGATCATAGGACAGATCCTACGTATGATTAAAGGTAAGTTGAAAGAGACACAGTCATTCCTTGTTATAATTTCTCAGACACGTGATGACATTAATCCTATGACATTCACTACTAAAACTAGAAGTGGTGGTAATGCTCTTAAGTTTTATGCAAGTCATGAGATATGGTTGGCAGTAGCTGGGAAGATTAAAAAGACAGCTCTTGGACATGACCGTATTATTGGTGTGAATGTAAAAGCTAAGTTAGGGAAGAACAAATTAACAGGTAAGTTACGTGAAGTTGAATTCCCTATTTACTACAGTTATGGTGTTGATGACATATCTTCATGTGTTGGTTTTATCCTGTCTACTAACCACTGGGTTATGGAGAAAAAAACTATACTAGCTGATGACCTAGGTGTAAAAGGTACTAGAGAGACACTAATTAAACATATTGAAGAGCGTGATCTTGAAAATACTTTGTATGCAATAGCTAATGATAGATGGAATGCAATAGAAGATGCGGTTATTGTTAGACGTAAAAGTAAATTCAGTAATTGAGATAGTGATGCAAGTAGACAAGAATACAGCCATAGTGATAGATTGTGCAAACGTAGGATGGGCAGCATCATATGTATACACATTTATGAAACATGAAGATTCCCCGGTAGGTGTTATATATGGTTTGTTGAAAAGTATACTTGATGTTTCTGAAGTAGTGTATCCTAATCATATCTTTTTCGCATGGGATTCAATGAAGTCAAAGAGACGACTTATGTATCCTGGGTATAAAGCTAAAGATGAAATAGATATGTCAGAAGAAAAACTACTTCAGAAACAGATAACTACACATCAACTGGATTTACTTAGATATGATATACTCCCTGCCATCGGTTTTAATAATCATTGTGCGCATACAGGATATGAAGCTGACGATGTAATGGCATCAATTGCACTACAGCATCCATTTGATATGTTGTTAATCGTCAGTAATGATGGGGACATGTTGCAGTGTATTACTGATAGTGTCTTAGTGTATAATCATAAAGAACACGCATTAATAGATACAGATGCTTTTTTTGATATGCACGGCATACTCCCTAGTCAATGGGCTAGAGTAAAGTCACTTTCAGGGTGTGTTTCAGATAAAGTTCCTGGAATTGAAGGAGTACAAGAGAAAAAGGCAATACAGTATCTCTTAGGTAAAATGCCTAGATCTGGCATAATATATAAACGCATAATAGCAGCTTTGGGTAGTGCTGAATATAAGAGAGATACCGCTCTAGTAACCCTACCTTTAAAGCAATTAAACTTCGACATTCAGCATGACACAGTAGATATTAAGAAGTTACTTGAAGTATGTAAAGAGTATGGATTACATAAACTCATTCGTCCGCAAGAACTAAATAAATGGCGAATTATTTTTAATAATATCCATTAATTTATGTTTACTATTTCGTTAATTATTCGTATCTTGTATTAACTAAAACATATTGACATATATTACAGTTAATCTACTAGTTTTGGAGAGTCATCCTTGTTCAAGAGCATAACGTTACGAAATTTCCAATCGCATATCAATACCTGCGTCCCTCTTTCTCCTGGCATTACTTTAATCACAGGAACCTCAGATCACGGTAAATCTGCTATAGCTCGAGGATTTAAATGGGCTATCATTAATCGCCCTTATAAAGATGTTGGGTTACGTAATGAAACAGTAGATGACAAGACTGAGTTTTCAGTAGCATTAGAACTTGACGATGGTACGACAGTCACTAGGTTTAAGGATAATAATACCAATGGGTATCGTCTATCAACACAAGTTGAGCCTATAAAAGTAATTAAAACTGATGTTCCGCAAGAAATTCAAGATGTATTAAAAATGACTGATATCAACATTCAGGAACAACACAATCCGTACTTCCTTCTTAATGATAAAGGGAGTGCTGTTGCAGCAGCTTTTAATGAAATGGTTGGGTTGTCAGTCATGGACCAGTGTGTTGAGGAAGCTAGAGTTGAAGTCAATTTAGCTAAAGCAGCTTTAAAGAGCACTGAAGTTGAAGTTGTGCGTGTACATAAAGAGTTATCAAAGGTAGTTGATACTACAGACATTGAAGTTATTTTATCTCAAGTACACACACTAAACGCTGAATATATTGCTACAGAATCAAAACTTTCTGAGTTTAACTATATTATTGATGCATATCAAAAATATAGTGCTGCTATTAACGTGTATGCTCCAATAGTACAGCAGTGCGAAGAGGAAGTTGTAGCTATTGAAAAAGTATTTAAACGCCTTGAATTATGCACTGGTAAAATGCATGATATGACCGGTGTTATTGATACATATACAAAAACAAGCACAGCTATACAAAAAATCACTATACCTACTATAAATACAGTACTAATAGAAGATCTACTTACACAAGTAGACAATCTCGACACTACCTGTGTCGATATGGATGTGCTTATTACTAGTTATACTACCTCAAAAACAAAAGTAGCTGATGTTCATGTTGAGGTTGACACAACACAAATAGTTCTTGATGACTTACTATTACAATATACAGACTGTCCTTTATGTGGTTCAGTCCTACACAACTAAACACCTCTTATAGTTTTTAATTATGACAGAATTCAAGTTCATAGCGTGTAGTGATATCCACATACGCAAAACAACGCCCATTGCAAGAAAAGACTTATTTTATTCATCACACAGAAGAAAACTAGCTTGGTTATTTAAATTAGCACAAGATAACAATGCTGCGATTGTCTGTGGAGGTGACGTATTTGACACAGTTTCAATTCCGCACTATATAATAGAGGACATAGTTAGTTTAGCTCTAAGGTACGATGTCCAACTACTCACAGTCTATGGACAACATGATTTACGATATCATGTATATAGTTCATACAAAAACACCCCATTAGCAATACTCCTAACTGCATTACACAACAAGCATTTAGACATACAGCCCTTTGTAAATGATGTAGTCGCTATACAAGGAGCCAGCTGGGGCAGACCAATCCCTGATGTAATTCCAGGAAAATTAAACATCCTAGCCACGCATAGGATGGTCACTGAAAATGGTGGACTATGGGAAGGACACACTGATTTTAAAACAGGTAATGATCTGCTTAATTTGACTAAATACGACATTATTGTGTCAGGTGATAACCATAAGTCATTTATATGTGAGAAAGATTCTAGATTCGTAGTAAATAGTGGGTCATTTGCAAGAACCACAACTCTTCAGATTGAGTACGAGCCTCGAGTAGTATTATTCACCGTAAAAGATAGTGGCATTACTTATGAATGGATTAAAGTTCCTATTCGTGAACATGCACTAGTTTTCAAAGAAGAAGTAATTGAAGAATATCATGACAAACTAGCGTTAACACAGGAACAACTACAGGCATTTACTACTCAGCTAAACTCGTATAAAATGGAGAAGCCTGACTTCATGTACAATTTACAAGAAATAAAAAGAAGCTTAGTTAACACTGGGATTGTGTCAATATTAGATAAGATTGCTCTCAAAGTAGGGCAAAAAATAAAGGTATCATAAGATGGACGATAAAAATAGAGTTCTTGAAGTAAAATCAAAATTAAATGCGTTGTCTACTAAAAAGTCAAGACTAGAAGGACAGTTTGATGCTGTTAAAAAGACAATGGTTGATAAGTACGGTATACCAGATATTGATACTTTCATTAAAGAACGTGATAAGTTGTGCACTAAGCGTGATATGTTACAGGTGGAAATTAACACACTGCTCACTAAAGCAGAGAACCTCCTAGACGGTATGTAGCATGCAAGATTACACAAGTAGAATACAAGCACTACAGACATTTGTAACTAAACAGAAGCTAAACCGTGAAATCCTAAATGAGAGAAGTGCTGCACTCTTAATAGAGAAAACTCAGAACACTGAGTGGGTCACATCAGCTTCCGGAGCACGTGAAGTTATTAATGTCTTAGTACAAAAGACGCTAGATCAAATAAGTGGTAATATAGGACAATTAGTAACTGAAGCCATACACGCTGTATTTGAAAACCCGTATACATTTAAAATGGAGTTTATTACTGCGTAATCAAACTGAATGTGATTTATACGTGACTAGGAATAATATAGATAGACATCCTCTTGAATCAAATGGTGGAGGGTTAGCTGACATAATTAGTTCCGCATTACGTTCAACGTTTTTAGTGTTATCAGAATTAAGACCTGTTTTAATACTTGATGAACCCTTTAAATTTTTAAGTGAAGATTTACAAAGTTATTGTTGTGTTATGTTGAAGACAATTAGTGAGCAGTTAGGCATTCAAGTTATTATGGTATCGCATCTAAATGAAATGAAAGAGATTGCTAATAGCATAGTGCACGTATCCCAAGTACAGGGTGTTAGTTCAATAACTAAGGTGAGATGAGTATGGCTAGTGTAAAAGAACAAGTGGATTTCAGTGACGTGCAGCATATAACAGCACAAGAATATTTTACAGGTGAAGAGTTTGCTGCTGATATGTTTAACGCGAAGTACACCCAACAAGTGTACAATGCAGAAGGAAGTGGGGTTGTAAGAAAGGAGACACCGGCGGAGGTTTTTTGGCGCGTATGCTATGGGCTTGCATGTATGGAAGAGACCCTAGAGTTGCGTGACAAGTATGCTAAATTATGGTTCTCTCTTATGTGGAATGGATGGTTCAGGCCAGGAGGTAGCGTAATATCCGGAGTAGGCGCTTCTGGCAAACAGAGCCTGCTCAATTGCTCAACCTTACCTCTTGATGGTGATTCTCTTGAAGATATCGCTAGATGTGACTACACTATAATGAAATGTGCTGCCTTCCGTCAAGGTCTAGGTATAGACGGTAGTAAATTACGTCCTAGAGGTGCATTTGTTAATAACGCCGCTATGGAATCAACAGGCGTTGTTCCATGGGTGTCAAAATTAGTGGATAATGGAAAGTATGTAGGGCAAAAAGGACGTATGCCTGCTCTGTTAATATCATTAAAAGTACACCATCCTGATATCA